GACGATCGCCATCTTATTCCTGAGATAAAACAGATTTTCGAAGATACCAAATTAGGGAAATTTGTCACTGGATGTAAGATTGGACGTAACTTAGGAGAACTTGAGGAATTCAAATGGACATAAAAATGGGAGATTTAGTTATTCTAACATCAAAAATCAACAACACCAAAATAGGCAAAGTTCTTTCCTCAGGTGACATGGGTATCGTAATAGATCTAAAAGGAGAGTTTCTAAAAAGACCAGTTTATGGTGTTGTTGTAAATCGAAGATTATACTATTTATTTGATGATGAATTCGAAAAAATGGAGGAAACGTGCTAATAGTTGGACTTGGTTCCGCTGGTTGTGAAATAGCAAAATTATTCAAACAACATGAGCAATATCATGTGGAGTTGTTAGACGCCGGCAAAGGAATAAAGAAAAAAGGTTCTGTAGAAGAATATGATTCAATAGATTATAAACCTCGCAAGAAAGCCATCAAATCTGCCTCTGAAGGCATTCTCTTTGTCTGTGGTAGTGGTAAGGTGTCTGGTGCAACTCTAAGGGTTTTAGAGGGCTTGTCGCACATCAAAATGCAAGTTATTTACATATATCCTGATCTTGAATATGCATCGGATATAGAGATAAAAAGAAACAGAGTTCATTTCCATGTTCTTCAGGAGTATGCAAGATCTGGTATGATCCGTGAGTTACTTATTGTTGACAACAAACTTCTAATAGATCAAGTTGGTCATGGCACAGTACTGCAATATTATAATAAAGTAAATCATTATATATACACTGTCATCCATACTCTAAACTACTGTTCTAATGTCGAACCAGACTTTGACTCTAGAAAAGATATAAAAGATATAAGTAGAATTTGCACTATAGGGTGGGGATTTTTAGAAGAAAATGAAGAAAAGTTATTCTTTTCTCTTGACAACATAACTGAAACAAGTTATATTATAAATATAAATGAAGAAGATCTAGCAAATGATGTTACTATCCTCCCAAACATAAAAGGTATGATGAAGGAAAATAACAAACTTGATAGACAATCTTCGTTTGCCATCTGGTCAACAGATGAGCAAAAGAGTTACTATTACTCTAAGCATTACACACATTTTATACAGGAGTTATAATGCTACCACTATTGATGACACTTTTGATCGGTTGTGGCGAAAAAGAAACCGATTCAACAGCAGATACATCCACTACAGAGAATGAGTAATGGAATTAATATTTGCAACAATAATTTTTGTTTTTGCGTTCACTTGGTTGTGGATGTATATTAACGAAAAACTTTAACAAAAAACTTGACACGCTTTACGAAACGTGTTATATTATATATGTTCAATAACATCACACATTATGAAGGAGGAAATATGAACATCACACAACAATTTACAGTATACACTGGAACTTTTACGAACAAGTCTGGTTTTCAGCGCCAAATGAGATTTATCAAGGTATCTGATTTCCCGTCTTCTATCACTAGTAGATTCAAAAAAACTCGTAATCTACAGCAAGGTTATGAAACAGTTTGGGATATTGACCGTAAACAATATCGTACTTTCAATTATAACACTATGATTGGGAGTTTGACCTCTACAACTAGTAACGTTACTGTTTCGGTATAATCTGTAATTTTATGGTTTTTGTTCATTTTTTCCTCAAAAAATGTTCATTTTTCTTGACACGGTTCATTATTCGTGTTACAATAGTATTGTGGGACAAGTTCCGCAGTAAAAATAAACTGGGGGTATGGTTGAAACCCTGCTCACCTTAAAATAGTAAACATAAGGAGAACTACTATGGCTATTGATATTGAAGCGATGCGCGCCAAACTTAATGCATCTAAAACTGGCAATAAAGGTCAAACTAATAATACGAAATGGCGACCAACTCAAGGAGACCAAACCATTCGTATTCTACCAACAGAAGATGGGGACCCGTTCAAGGAGTTTCACTTCCATTATAATGTAGGTAAAAACCCCGGTATTATGTGCCCAAAACGAAATCATGGTGAAGATTGTCCAATTTGCAACTTTGCATCACAACTGTGGAAAGATGGTGTCGAGAATGATGACGCAACTCTGAAGACAGAAGCAAAGAAACTATTTGTTCGTAAGCGTTACTACTCACCAATTATCGTTCGAGGCAAGGAAACTGAGGGAGTAAAGATTTGGTCTTATGGAAAGACCGCGTACGAAACCTTGCTGGGTTATGTCCTCGACCCTGACTATGGTGATATCACTGATCCTGATGTAGGCACTGATATTGTTCTCAATTATGACGTACCGGGAACTCCGGGGTCTTTCCCTAAGACTACCCTAAAACCTCGTCGACGCCCAAGTGTGCTTTGTGACGAAGCAATTGGTGACTGCGCAGAATTGCTACAATCAGTCCCAGATATCGAATCTTTATTTGATAGAAAAACAACAGAAGATGTTCAAGTCTTACTTGATGATTATTTGTCCTCCGACACGTCCTCTGAAAGAAACTCAAGTGAGACTACCAAATATTCTTCTAATAACACTGGAGTCGACGAGGCCTTTGATAAATTCATGAACAATGATTGACCATAGTCCTCCTCCTTGTTGTAGGGATCGCCACCCGCCCTTGGTTAAAAAAGGGTGGCACCTATGCTCACATATATCTGCCTCCTCGTTGGCGTGAGTGGAAACGGGTTATGCCGGCTAAAGATTCCTAAATTTATTCATAATCCAGATTATGTAATAAATGTAATTTTCAAGATTATCATAGGAGCATACAATGAAAGTTAAAACACCAAAATTTATTAATTATATTTTTAAGAAAATATGCGTTGACAGATCATTCCAGAGAAAAGTCTGTTGGTCTGATGATAAAATAAGAAAATTTATTTTATCTGTAAACAAAAACAGGACTCCATATCCAATTGTTGTATCGGATATAGAATCCGGTATATATACGTCAGTTACTAACTTAGACGAAAGCAGTGAAAACTATTATAAGCGAATTCAGAGTGATGGATTTACTTGGATCTCGCTTGATGGCTTGCAAAGATCAACAGCATTGATGAAATTCTTCAATGACAAAATAACAGTAACTGGTAGATTCAAAGACGCAGATGGAAAATCAATCGACATTGATAACAAGTACTTTAGTGCATTACCTCAAAGACTTCAAGATAAATTCAATGATTATGTCGTTGAGATAAAAGTCATGGAAGATTTACTACGTGACGAGTTGAAAGATTTTTTCATCAACATCAACGATGGTGACGCTCTCAACGATCAAGAGATAAGAAATGCATACCCTACAAAGATTTCGAAGTTTATAAGAGATCTATCTGAACATGCAATCACAAAAGATGTTTGGATTAAGATTTCCGGCCTTCGTCAGTCGGGTATCGATCGCTCTTTGGACGCTGAACTTTTACTCAAAGCCTTCATGGCAACCCACCCAGATAAAAATTATAGTCCAAACAAAAAGGTTATGGACAATTTTTACAAATTAGGTTGTGAAGGAAATAATGTAAATGAATATCGTCAAGAAGTCAGGGATCGTTTCAAATCTATTATGACAATTGTTAGAGATCTCTGCGATCAGCAGACTGTTCACGTTGGTAAAGGAAAAATACCACAAAGACAATGGTGGGCAATAGTCTTTCTAGCAGCAGAGGTTTATGACAATAATCTTCAAATCAACAACTATGCTGAGGCATATAAAGAGATATACATCTTAGAAAAAGATTTGATGGCACAGTCAAAAACAAAACAAGGTAAAGATCATGATCTCTACAAAAAGTCTCTAAGTACATCAACTCCATTAGATGAGCCATCAGATGCTCATTACTATTGGCACTGGGCTGGTGAACCGCTCAAGTGGAGTGAAAGAAGAAAAAGATTAAGAGATTTATTTTCTCAACCTCTAGACAATGTTTCTGCAAAGGACGATTCCTCGGCAGCAGCAAAATAAACTAATCGAAGTACCTTGAGAAGATTAGAGACCGCAGGGGGGCATGGGTTTACAGATGCCCCATTATTTATAGGAGAAATAATGGATAAGCAACAAATTTCGAACGTATGTTTCGTAGCCTCACTGGCATCAGTGGTGGTTTCAATACTAACTTGGGTATTCGCTGGAGAAGACCCTGCTCACGCTGAAAGGTTTGGTATCTTTATTGGCTTGTGGGCACCAACCCTAATGGGCTTAGCAAACTATTACAGGGAGTAATCATGAATCTAATGGAGTTTCTGTTCGCTGTGACAGCAGTGTCAGGTTCAACAACCCTCATAATACTATGGCAGTATCTGATATATAAGTTGGATCAAGATGATAGTGAAGAAGTAATAGAAAATGAAGAAATAAGAATAGTTAAACAAAAGGAGGCCTAATTGGGTAAGATAGTTAAAATGAGTAAATCAAAACCGGGTAAAATTGATATTGGTGCAATGAAAAAATTTGTTAATAAACAAGTTGGAATCGATATCGCACATGATCTCCGTCAGGATAATCCTACAGAGGTTAAAACTTGGATCCCTACGGGATCTAGGTGGCTTGACTCTATAACGTGTAGAGGAAAGTATGGTGGTATTCCTGTCGGGAAGATCACCGAGATTGCTGGACTATCATCAGCCGGCAAATCTTTTATGGCTGTTCAGATAGCCGCCAATGCTCAAAAGATGGGTCACACTGTGGTCTACTTTGATGCTGAAAGTGCTATCGATCCACAGTTTCTTACAACTGCCGGAGTCAATACAGATGAACTTCTGTATATTCAGGCTCTATCTGTGGAAAAGGTTCTTGAGACAATTGAGGATCTTATGGGTGAATACCCTGAAACTAACTTCTTATTTATCTGGGATAGTATTGCTGCTACCTCATCTGAAAAAGAAATAGAATCAGACTTCAATCCTCAGTCCACTATGGCTGTTAAGCCTCGCATTTTTGCTAAGGCTTTTCCAAAACTAACAATCCCTCTTGCTAATCAACAGTGTACATTGATCTTGATCAACCAACTCAAGACTAACATTACGAGCAACGTGGCCGAAGCAATGACAACCCCGTTTATTGCTCCGGGCGGTAAAGCGATTGAGTATTTCTGCTCCCAGCGCATTTGGTTAACAAAGCGAAAGGCCAAAGCAGGATACGTTACTGATGATTCTGGT